ATGAAGCCCTGCACGAGCTGCATCTTCTTCAAGAAGGACATGGGGGAGGCGGAACAGAAGAGCGGATTTTGCCATCGCTATCCGCCAAGTGTGTTCCTGATCGGCCAGGATTTCCGCAGCCTGTTCGTACCGGTGCGTGGCGACTTCAGCTGCGGCGAGCATAAGGATGCGCGCAAAACCAAGGGAGATGCGTGATGGCGGTGCTCCCGAATCCCAGGCATGAGCGCGGCGAGCGGGAGTCCGTCGCGACCAAGAAGGCAGCCAAGGTATATTCCATCGACAGGCTATGGGTGCTGGCCCGATTGGTCGACAACGTCAATCGCGCCATGCAGGGCAAGAAGGTGACGGCGCGCGGCGCGCCCACGGGCGAATATCGCTATGACGGCAGCGTCGCCAATCGCGCCCTCGAGCTCATCGGCAAGGAACTCGGCATGTTCGTCGAGCGCAATGAGAACGCGACAGTCCAGCACGTGATCAGCGACGAGCCGCTCACTCCCGAGCAATGGAAAGAGCGGTATGTCCGAAAGGATAATTGATGGAAACGCGATGCGACAGTTGTCGCTTCTGGGTCGGGCTGACGCAAGACAGCGGCAGCTGCCAGAGGCGCGCGCCCTTGGCTCCGCCGCCCTTGCTCTACGAGATCGCCGACTATGTGTCGCGGCTCGGGAGCAAGCTGTGCGGCGCGGGAGCGGAGGCCGATTGGGAGAGCTTCGCCGATATCCGCGCCAGCGAGACGGTGTGGCCGACGACGCTCGCCGAGGATTGGTGCGGCGACTATCAGGAGGCACGCTGAGGACACCATGAATGCGGCGGCACCCATGGCATCGGAAGCTCCAGCAGCGAAGGTCGTCGTCTGGCAGCCGCTGGCAGGCCCACAAGATGAGTTGGTGAAGTGTCGGCTCTCGGAAATCTTCTTCGGCGGCTCGCGCGGCGGTGGCAAGACGGACGGGATGCTCGGCAAGTGGGGCAAAAAAGAGGAGCGCTACGGGGAACACTTCAACGCCGTGATGTTCCGGCGCACCACAGTGTCGAGCACCGACGCGATCGACCGCTCGAAGCAGATCTACAAACAACTCGGCGGCAAGTTCAATGAAGCCAAGCTGACCTGGCGGATGCCGCATGGCGGGCGCGTCGCTTTCGCGTATCTCGACAGCGTCGATGACGCGCAGGAGTACCAGGGCCACAACCTGACCGATGCCTGGATCGAGGAGGCGGGCCAATATCCATCGCCCGATCCGATCTTCCGGCTGTTCGGGGCGCTGCGCTCTGCGGCGGGCGTGCCGGTGCAGATGGTCCTGACCGGCAATCCGGGTGGGCCGGGGCAAAGCTGGATCCGCGATCGCTACGAGCTCGTGCCGTTTCCCGAGCGGATGCGCATCCTCGTCAAGCCGCTCCCGGACGGATCGCGACACGAGGTGGCGGTGATCCCGTCGCGGCTGACCGACAATCCGTTCCTGTCCACCATCGATCCGGCCTATGTCAGCCGGCTGCAGTTGGTCGGCTCGGCCAAGCTCGTCCGGGCCTGGCTGAACGGTGACTGGAATGCGATCGAGGGCGCCTTCTTCGACGAATGGGATGAGGCGAAGCACGTCATTCCGCCATTTGCCATTCCGGGCGATTGGCTGCGCTTTCGATCCATGGACTGGGGAAGCGCTTCGCCGTTCTCGGTCGGATGGTGGGCGGTCTGCGGTGACGATCATGCGTTGCCGGATGGTCGCGTCATCCCGCGAGCCGCTCTCATCCGCTATCGCGAATGGTATGGGGCCTCCGCACCGACTGTCGGCCTGAAACTTTCAGCCGAGGAGGTGGCGCGCGGCATCAAGGAGCGCGAGGCGGGCGAAAGCATCGCCTATGGCGTGCTCGACCCTTCGGCCTTTGCGGAGAGCGGCGGGCCCTCGATCGCTGAGATGATGGCGCGGATCGACGGCTACAAAGGCCCGCGCTTTCGCAAGGCCGACAATGCCCGCGTGAGTCAGCGCGGCGCCATGTCGGGCTGGATGGCGGTGCGCGCCCGCCTGAAAGGCAATGGCTTGCGCCCCATGCTGTTCGTGTTCTCCACCTGCACGGCGCTCATTCGCACGCTGCCGCTGCTGCAGCATGATCGTGATCGGCCCGAGGATCTCGACACCAAGATGGAAGACCATGCGGCGGACGAGACGCGCTATGCCTGCCTGTCCCGGCCCTATGTGCCGGCGCCACGCACAGAGGGGCCCGAGACCGACCGCTCCGGCTATTCATCATTCAAGAAGCCGGAGCGCCCGAGCATCAAGACGTTGTGAGAATTTCCTTCTCCCGCCTGCGGGAGAAGGTGCAAGTCTTGAACAGAAAGACTCTGCGCAGTGAGGGCGGATGAGGGGCAGTTGAGCTGCATCCACGCTCCTTTGCATGCCCGGTTCAGGAGCACTTCTGATCGAACCGCACCCCGATCCACCCTCACCCGCCTCGACTTCGTCTCGGCACCCTCTCCCGCGCGAAGAGCGCGGGAGAGGGATGGCGCACTGCCGGCAGCGCCTCTTTGGCCGGCCATGACGGGCCGGAGAGTGCCGACATGAAACGCGCGAACCCGACGGACCGCCTGGAGCGCATCCGACTGCTCAAGGAATGCTTGAAGGTGGCGAATGATGATCTCCTGGAATGCGTCGCGCTCGACCCGTTGTCGATCGCGAGCCACATGGCCTCGATGACTTCGCGCGAGATCACCAAGGAGCTGCAGGCGCTGGAGACCGGCGCGGTGCTCGAAAGCCTCTCCTGATCCGAAACCTTGGCGCGATCCAAAACCCTGGTCTGATCCATGTCAGCAACCGTCCTCCCCTTCGGCGCGCCGGCAGCCGGCTTGCAGCCCTTGGGCTCAGGCCTACCGGCGCCCAAGCTGCCGCTGCCGAACTCGGATTATGCCGGCGACAAGCCGGCGATCGAGGACGAGGACGGCCTCGACATCGTCGAGCTGCGCAAGCAGTTCACCGACTATGTGACGATCAAGCAGAACGAGATCCTCGAGGCCCGCACGGCGCTGCAATATTACCATGGCGACCAATGGACCAAGGAACAGACCGATACGCTCGGCGCGCGCGGACAGCCGGTCATCACCTTCAACCGGGTGGGGAGGAAGATCGACAGCCTGATCGGCGTGCTGGAAAAGCTGCGCACCGATCCCAAGGCCTATGGCCGCGTCGAGAACAACGAGGCGGGCGCCGAACTTGCTTCGCAATGCGTGCGCTACGCGCTCGACGCCTCGCGCTGGGCGCCCCAGGAGACTGAAGCTCTGCGCATGGGCGCCTGCACCGGCATCGTGGTCGCCGAGCTCGGCATCATCCCGGGCGACAAGGACGACCCGGATATCGACATCGCCCCGGTCGACGCCACGACCTTCTTCTACGATCCGCGCTCGATGAAGCTCGACTTCTCGGATTGCCGCTATATGGGCGTGTCGAAGCTGATGACGCAGGACGAGTTCGAGGAGATGTTCCCCGGCAAGTGGGACGATGCTCTCGGCTCGATCGACGATACCGGCCTCACCATGTTCGACCAGGACCGGTATTTCCTGTGGGCGCAGGGGCGCACCAAGCTGCGCCTGGTCGAGCACTGGTATAGGTCCAAAGGGGACTGGCGCTTCGCCTTCTATGCCGGCATGGAGCTGCTGCAATCGGGCCTCTCGCCTTTCTTCGACGAGAAGGGCCGCACCATCTCGCGCTATGACGCCTTCGCGGTGCATGTCGACAATCTCGGCGACCATTACGGCTTCGTGCGCAACTTGATCGGCCCGCAGGACGCCATCAACCAGCACCGTTCCAAGGCGGTGCACATCATGAATACGCGCCAGCTGATCCTGCATCGCTCGGCGCTCGGTGGCGACAACCCGGATGTCGAGACGCTGCGCAAGGAAGGCGCGAGGCCGGACGGCGTCGTGCTCTGGGACGGTCCGCCGGAATACAAGCCGGAATTCACATCGCCTGCCCAGGAATTCCTGCAGCAGACCCAGTATTACCAGGACGCCAAGGCCGAGATCGAGCAGTTCGGCCCCAATCCGGCGCTCGCTTTCGCGGGCGGCCAGCCGGCCGATGTGTCGGGCCGTTCGATCGCCATGCAGCAAACGGCAGGCATCGCCGAGCTCGGGCCATTCCTGTCGCAATGGAAAGGCTGGAAGCTGCGTCTATGGCGCAAGATCTGGGTGGCGCAGCAGCGCAACTGGACGGCCGAGCGGGTCTTGCGCGTCACCAATGATCAGGGCACGGCACAATACATCGCCGTCAACCGGATGCAGGTCGATCCCTTTGGCCGGCCGATGCTGGTCAACGCCATCGGCCAGGTGGATGTGGACATCATCATCGACGAGGGCCCGGACACGGTGAACGTGATGGGCGACGCCTATGACCTGCTGCAATCGCTCGCCCGCAACGGCGCACAGGTGCCGGCGCCGGTGATGATCGAGGCGAGCGCCCTGCCGCAAAGCGAGAAGAAGAAGCTGATCGGCATGCTGTCGCAGCCGAACCCGACACAGATTGCAGCTCAGCAGGCGCAGCTCGCGAAGACGGCCGCCGAGACGGACAGGACACATGCGCAGGCGGCCTCGGCACGCGCCAGCGCGGTGCATAAGATGGGTGAGGCGCGCCACGAGGAGGTTCGCGCCCACGCGACCGCGATCGGGGCCCAGGCCGATGCGATGCAGGCGTTGGGGGTGCCCGGGCAGGGGGCGCCGCAGGGAGTGCCCCCGATCATACAGGCCAGCCCGCAAGCTCCGAAGGTTGGGGAATTGGCCTCGCGGCTCTAGAAAGCCGGCATAACACCCGCGATCTTTGCGGGATGGTCACGTTCAGGGGGCTCAAATCCCTGGATTGTGGCTCGGGGGGCGGGGTGCTGGAGCGTCTCGGTCTCGGGTTGGTCCTCCGTACGGGATTTGGACCCGTGTTTCCCGCGTGCAAGGCGGGCGTCCTGACCTGGCTAGACGACCGGAGGCTTTCTTGGGCGAGCTTGCTGATTCGACATAACTCGTTGGTCAGCAAGCCTTTCCTTCGAAGCTCCCTATTACTACAAATTTGTTATAGACCCGTCAAGCCGTTGGGGGCGGTCATATCACAAAAAAGTTATGACTTCTGGCAATTCAAGTGCTATGATCCTTCTGGTACGGGGGGCGGCATTCACGAATGGTATGATGGCCTCTCGGAGGACGTTCGGGCTCAGATAGACGCCGCAATCGAGGTCCTTGCGATTACTCGGACCTGGGATCGCGAGGCGATCTATGAGGATTTGCGGGGCGCTTGTGATGGGCTGGGAGAGATCAGGATCGACGTCCCAAAGGGTCCGGGGGAGCAAAATGGTTCAGGGCCATTCCATCTCTATCGCATCTTGGGCTTTGCAGGACCTGGCAGGCGCGAATTCACTCTGCTCTGCGGCTTCAAGAAGGACGGGACCTTTGACTACGGGCCCGCATGCGCGTCCGCGCATCGGCGCAAGGAAGGAGTGACTAAAGATGGTCGAAAAGCTCCAAGCTGCCGTTTCCCCTGACGCGGCGCGACTAATCGAGAAAATGCGCGGCAAAAAATATCGGGACGCCTATGTGAGTTCTCATGGCAGGCAGTTCCTTGCTGCCCAATTTCGTGCGCTGCGCGGCGAACAGTCGCAAACAGAATTTGGGAAAGTCATCGGCAAAAAGCAGGCCGTCGTGTCTAGGCTAGAGGACCCTTCTGAGGGCCATTCGCTACAGACCGTGTATGAGGTGGCGGCGCAACTTAACCGCGCCGTGTTTGTACGGGTCGTTGATTTCCCGACATTCATAAGGCTCACCGCCGATAAATCGGAAAGCGCCGTCGCGCCAGAGGCATATTCCGACCATGCCATGGACGCCCTCGTAAAAAACATGAGAGTTGCTGATAGTATTAAACGCGGGGACGCTTTTGAGGCTGCCGCCACTGCTCAAGGTCAATGGTCTGCCCTCGACCGTGACAAACAAAATGAGCCCGCAAGGCCTCCGCGCCCTAGCCTTTCTGCGGCTCAACGCGCAAGTGACCAACTAGGTGCGGAGCGCGCTCTGGCGCATGCCTTGTCATGAAAGTGCTCAACACAGAAGCCAAAGTGTTTTGGACGGCGGACCCGGACGAGGTGGTGCCCTTGCGCGGGCTGGCGCCGCACGATTTGATCGGTGTCCTACAACAACACTTTGGCTTCCTTCGGGGACCAACAACCTTGCCGGCGCCCGGGAAAGGTTACGACTTTGAGCAGGGACGCTTTGCCGGTCCTGACGGCCAAATAATTATCAAGATCCTAACCGTATTTATGGACGGGATGTCAGTTGAAGTAAGCTCAAATACGGACGATGCTCTATTTATAGTATATCAAGCTTTGCAAATCGGAAAGCAACTAGGCGTAAGAGATCCAATTACGCAGCCGACAATTTTATTGCAAAGCACCGCAATGTTCATGTTTGACAATCCGCTATCAAACATACTGCGCAATAGGGACGAGACATTGGGCCTTGTGGAAGGAGCCATACAGCTTCAATTTCCAAGCCACCACGAACTCAACTCTTTGGCCTTTTCTGTCGATCCGCTCACCCTGCCGCAAAAGATTGGCAACATAAATCCCACCATTTTCCGGATCGATCGACGCGCGTCATTTCCTTACTCAGAAAATCGTTTCGCGAGCTTTGCCAACACAAGCACTCAAAATCATATCCATCTCTTGGAGAACTTCGAGAAGCTCCTATCAAACTAGGACACCCGCCCATCCGACTTAGCACACTGCGGGGCAGGTTGGGACAGCACCAAGCACCGGCCTCGTGATCGGCGGGCGGGCGCGATCACCTCAGCCCCTCACCCCTGCCCTCTCCCCGCGATCCTCGGAACAAGTCCGAGGAGGGCGAGGGGGGTCGCCCGGCGCGCCTCCTTCTCCCGCCCTTTCGCGGGAGAAGGTGCCCGAACGCAGTGAGGGCGGATGAGGGGCGGTCGAGCGCTTCACCGGCGTCCCTCATCCGCCTCGGCTTCGCCTCGGCACCTTCTCCCGCGAAAGGGCGGGAGAAGGGAAGCGCACGATCGGTGGCGCGGCCCTTGATACTGTTCTGACAAACTACAGGACCGCCGGCGCGCGAGCTCACCCCTGCCCCCTTCCCGCCAGCGGGACCTTTGCAGATTTGGGGGCATCCCCTGCGCATTGCAGCACGATAGTGTGCGGTGCAGACACGGGATCCATGATCGGCAGGTCAAGGATAGGTCCCGGATCAGCGGCGCATCATTTCATGCTGCGCCGCGTCCGGGATGACCGGCGTTGCGTGTTTCGCAAAAGGCCCCCCAAGCGGAGGGGGTGTTTGGCATGGGGTTTGCGCTTCTGTCGGTGACACGAGCTGGGGGGCACGAGCGCCGTACGATTTTGAAGCGCGAGGACCCGAACATTGGCTCAAAACGATCCAGACCCAGGGGCAACGTGGCCAGCCGTAGATCGCCGGCGGCCGATTATCAATGAGGCTGCCGCGGTCGGCGCCAGCACATATGCGAGCGTCGGCGCCTATGATTCACCATGGTGCGGAGCGGTTGCGGCGCAGCGGCAGCAATTCGCGACAATACTCATCGGGCCGAGCACATTGATGCTCGAAGGCCTGAAGCACGTCCTCGGCAAGACCGATTTCCAGGTTGTGGCATCGGGCACCACGGTCGATGAGGTGGAGCCGCGATGCGCCGATCAGCATCAAAGTCTCTTGCTCATCTTGGATGCCGGCCATGATCTGTGGTCGGCCATCCGGCAAATCGAGCTGTTCAAGCGGCAGCGTCCGGATGGCCGGGTCGCCGTCCTGGTCGACACCCATCAGATGGCCGGCATGGAATCGGTGTTCCAGGCCGGTGCCAATGCCTGCTTCCCGAGGGCGGCCTCCGCCCCGACATTCCTGAAATCGCTCGAATTGGTAATGCTGGGCGATACGCTCTTGCCGTTGAGTGTCTTGCCATCGAGCGTCTTGTCATTGAAGACCTTGCCGTCAAGCACTTGGCCGTCGAGCACCTTGCCGTCAAGCAACGGGTCTTCGGTTCATGATCGCGAACAGGCGCCGACCGCGGCGCGGCCGGCAAGCGGCTCCGCGGCGCGCCTATCGGCTCAGGAGGAGCGCATCTTGAGCGGCCTGGTCGAAGGTCATCCCAACAAGCTCATCGCCAAAGAGCTGGATATCGCCGAAGCCACGGTCAAGGTTCATGTCAAAGCGATCCTCCGCAAGCTCGGCATACACAACCGCACGCAGGCTGCCATTTGGGCAATGAGCCGTGCCGGGCTCGATGGCGCGATGCGCGAAGATCCGCCTTCGCCTTCGTCTTCCCGCGCGGCGGTCGAGTCGCTTGCCGCGCCTGCTTCAATCCATGACCAAACGCCTGCGGAGCCGTCTATTGCCCAAAGCGAGTCGCCTGGTGAGGTCGAGGAGGACATGACCATCGCCGACACCGGTGAGGTCGATTGCTCGATGCACGAAGATCCTCCTTCGCCTTTACCTCCCCCTTCCCTTGCGGAGGTCGAGCAGCCGTTGCTTGCCGCGTCTCCTTCAACCCATCACGGAACGCCTGCGGGGCGCCCTGTTGCCGGAAGTGCGTCGCTCGAGGATGTCAGGGCGAAAGTGGCTATCGCCGACACCGGTGAGGTCGCGCCCAGGGCGACGTCCCGCAACGGCATGGCGCAACTCGCGAGCGTTTCGCGATTCGAGCGGCGGATCGCCGAGGACGAGGAGCGCCGTGATGCGATGCTCGCCAATGTGGAGCGCTTGCGGGCGCTTCGAAATGCGCGGGATACAGGGTCGCGATAAGCGGCCTCGCTACCGACTTTCACTGAAGACGAAGTCGCGCCGGGCATATCCCTCCCACATGAAGTGAACATGAAGTGGGGGAGGGTGCAAAGGACGCTCTCTGGAGGCCCCTGCCGAGCGGACGGGCGGGGGGCTTCTCCGGATGCGGACCCCACCCGTCTCGCTGCGCTCGCCACCCTCCCCTGCTCCGCATCTAGGGCATGCTCGGATCTTTTCGATTCGTATCAATGGGTTGCGGTGAGCCGGTGTGGTTTCTGGCGCGAACAAAGTGAGGTTGGGTAAAGCTCTGGCAGAGGAAGGGGATTCCCAAGCTGCGGAATCTATGAATCGATAGATAGCGGTTCGGACCGGAGGAGGACCGCTATGGATTATAGTCTCGGATACTTTGGCGATGTTCGGCTTGACCGGATAGGGGCAGCCTTCCTCAACGGTATGGTGGCCCGCTCGACGGTGCATGTGCGGCGGTTGGGCGTGTCGCGTGGCGGCATCCTGCGCTATGGCCGCCTTCTCGCCAGCTCCCGCGTGACGGTTGAGAAGATCATTGGAGGGTGGGCGGAGGACACGCGCGGGGCGGTGGCGGGCCGGCACGTACTGGCAATCCAAGACACGACTGAAGTGAAGTTCAAGACCTCGCCCGGCCGCCGCCGAGGGCTCGGGCTTGTCAAGAAGGGCAATGTCCGTGGCGCGCTGGCGCACAGCATGATTGCGGTGGACGCGGTGAGCGGCGCGTGCCTCGGTCCGGTCACGGGGGAAGTCTGGACACGGTCCGGCCGGATCAGCAAACCGCATCGTGATCGCCGGCTCTGCGAGCGGGAATCGGCTCGCTGGCTGCGCTGCGCCGAACGAGCCAAGTCGATCCTGAAGACCGCCGCGATGGTCACCGTCATCGGTGACCGCGAGAGCGACATCTATGCCGAATGGGCTTGCTTGCCCGAGCCGAGCTTCCATCTCTTGACCCGCGCCAGTGCCGATCGAAGCCTCGCCAATGGCGGCTACCTGTTCGCCGCGGCGCGCAACTTCAAGCTGGCGGGAACGGCACGCCTGGCGCTGCCGCAACGATCCCCCGGCGTGCCCGCCCGAACCGCAACCGTCACGCTGCGCTTCGGCGAGGTCGTCATCCGCCGGCCACGGCACGAAAACGACCCCACCTTGCCCAAGACCATACGCTTGCGGCTCGTCGAGGTGCGTGAGATCAACCCACCCAAGGGCGTCGAGCCGATTCTGTGGCGCCTCTTGACCACCCATGAGATCAGCAGCGCAGACGATGCCTGGCGCCTGGTCTCCTGGTATAAAGCGCGCTGGACGATCGAGCAGGTTCACCGCGTCATGAAATCCCAAGGCCTCGACTTGGAAGAAAGTCAGCTCGCCAGCGCCGAGCGCTTGCTCAAGCTCACCGCCACCGCAGTCAAAGCCGCAACCATCACTACCCAACTCGTCCAAGAGCGTGACGGCCGCCATGGCCTGCCCGCCGCAGCCGTCTTCATAAAGCCAGAGATCCAAACCCTCGCCGCCCTCGGCCCTACTCTCGAAGGCAAAACCCAACGCCAGCAGAACCCCCATCTCCTCAAAAGCCTCGCCTGGGCAACCTGGATCGTCGCCCGTCTCGGCGGCTGGGACTGCTATGGAAAGCCGCCAGGCCCAATCACCATACGTCGCGGCCTCGAGCGATTCTATGCAATCAATCACGGATGGCATCTCAGAACTCGCCGCCAAACCCAAAAGGATGTGAGAATCCCCTAGTGCTCCGCATGGGAGGGATAGGCGCATAGTGATCCGCGTATCAGCCTTCTATGTCGCGTCCTCACATCAGCGGCGTGAACGTGCCGGTCGGATCCACGACGCCGAGCGTCCCACCGACGTTGCAGATCTTCAGCCCGGCTCCGGTGCCTGCGGGAGGGGCGTCGAGCGGGCGAAGCAGCAGCGATCCGTCCGGGAGCAGGGCGAAGATCGTCACTCCGGTGGAATCGACGTAATTCACGATCTTCCCGGAGGTGCCGCCGGTGGTGGATTTCAGGAAGATGCCCTGCCCGGCAGTGCCGCCGGCCTTTCCGGCCTGCAAGTCGATGCTGACGGCGGCGGCGTTCGCGTCGGAGTCGGGATTGGGGCCGGGATTGACGTGCGAGACCTTGAGGCTGCCATGGCCTAGCTCGTGGCCGGACACTTCGCAAGCGCTGAACGAAGTGTTGGCCGACACCACGTTCAGGCTGGCGTTGTTCGTTCCACCGTCGGCGGCCAGATTGAAGACGACGATGGTCGCCGGGGGTCGTGGATGTGGATTTGGCGCTGATAGCGACGCCTGAGGACACGCTTACAGAAATGGGCTTGGTCATGAGTCCCTCCTGTTTCGAATTGTGCCCGTCTGCCATTCGTCCGGTGTGGTTCGGCGAGGACGGGGCGAGCAGGCCCGGAGGGGAAGCTGCTCGCAAGCTCGAGCAGCCACCCACTCGACATGAATCTCCGCCTGGGATCCGGATCAAGCGCAATTCGATCGAATCGGGCCGCCGCAAGCCGTAGAGGCACGCCCCCAAGCTCCGGCGCTGCTCGCGCTCCATGGCGGGCAAGGCCAGGCGCGGCCCTAGCTGTCTATTACCTCCCTCAAGGAGCAGCAACGGACCTGGCAGGCGTTAGTCCCGATCATATGCGGCGAGACATCACTGTGCCAAAATATCACTGCATCAACACATCCCTGCGCCAAGACATGACCGGAGCGACAATCGATGAGTGTCATGCGAGACATTTTGATGCAAATGTTCGGCCACCCTCGGGGAATCCTCGGGCGGCTGGGCGGCATGATCATGGCGCGCACCAATGCTGATTGCGGCGCCTGGGTCGCGGACCTCCTTCAGGTCGAACCGACCGACAGTGTGCTGGAAATCGGCTTCGGACCCGGACTGATCGTCCGGCGCCTGTCGAAGCTGGCATCGGCGGGGCATGTCACCGGTGTCGACCCGTCGTCGGAAATGGTGGCGCAGGCTCGCGGGCGAAACGCAATCTCCATCAAGAGCGGCCGAGTCGAGCTGCTGCGCTGCTCCGTGGAGAGCTTGCCCTTCGACGACAATACGTTCGACAAGGCGCTGGCCATCAACTCCATGCAAGTCTGGCCGGATGCCGCCGCCGGATTGAGAGAGATAGGGCGGGTCCTGAAACCCGCCGCGAGAGTCGCGCTCGGCTTTACGCCTCATTCGGGGCAGCAGAACGCAGGATTGCCGGAAATCCTCACGGCTGCCGGCTTCATGGAGGCGAAGGTGGTGGAGCGAGACAAATGGTTCTGCGCCTTGGCGTCAAAACCATGAGGGATGCGGCCTAAGGTTACCCTCATCCCGGTCATCCCCCACGCGACGCAGCATGACATGATGCGCCGCTGATCAGCGTTCCACCACCGACCTGCTGATTATGGATCCCGTGTCTCAACCGCATCACTGTCGTGCCGCGGTGCGCACGGGATGACCCCAATTCTGCAAAGGTCCCGTTTGCGGGAGAAGCGAAGCGCACGGTCTGGCTCAGCCGGCGGCACCGGCGAAACCAGGCGCCCATCCCGGCCTCGATTGACGCAGATCGCGCATGACCATGTGACGGTTCGATGTCCTCACGGAGTTTTGAGCGCGATGGCGGCGATTTTGCGTGCGATGGCGGCGGTCTGGCGGCTGACACCCGCATCCGCCGCATCTAGAAAAGGCGCGCGCGAAATGAGCGTGCAACTTATGGGCGCGCAAGATATGGGCGCATGAGACGTAGCAAGTTGCCGAACAGGCGTGCCCTGAAACGAGGAGAGCTCGTCATGAAAAGTCTGATGGCCGCTGCTGGGATGGCTGCAATCATATTGGGTTGGTCATCGGCAGCCAACGCCCAGGGGTGGGTGCATTGCGCCACCGAGGGGGGCTTTTGTCGTGCTCCCTATGGCGCAATGATCCATTACGGTCGGAACGGCGCCTTCACCCACCGGCGCAGCCCGCCCGGCGGCCTCCCCTGCGCCAATGATGTGTTTGGCGATCCTCTCGTGGGCGTCCACAAGGAATGCTTCTTCTCCTATTGATTTGAACTGATCTCAGCGCGCCTCTTTCCCGCGCTTTCGCGGGAGGGGCGCAAAGTCTTTCCGTAGAGCTTTTGCGCTTCACCGACGTCCCTCACCCGGCTCGCCCATAGCTGTGAGCGAAGGCTCGCAGCGTGCTGCGAACTATGGTCTCGCCACCCCGCAGATCCGGGATCTACACCTCCCTGCCGATCATGGGTCCCGTGTCTGCACCGCATCACTATCGTGCTGCAGTGCGCACGGGATGACCCCAATTCTGCGAAGATCCCGGCTGCGGGAGAGGGAAGCGTGCCTCCCGCCCAATCCTTCCGACCTCGGAGAACATCGATGCAGATCTTGAAGGCGCTCGGCGTCATGGCCGGGCCTTGCTTCGTCGCGGCCATTCTCACCTTGGCGCCGAGCCGGCCGGCGCAAGCCCAGCAGCAGCGCCAGCAATATTACACCAACCAGTCATCGGGGAACGTCGCGAACGCTGCGGCGACCGCGACGCTGACCGCGTCGAAGCTCAACCTCTACGTGACCGGCTTCGAGATCACCGGCGCCGGCGCGGCCGCGGCGTCCTGCGTCAACGCCACGCTCACCGGGCTCGTCGGCGGCACGCAAACCTATAACTTCTGCGCCCCGGCAGGCGCCGCGGTCGGCATCCAGCCCCTCCTGGTGCAGTTCACCTCGCCGATCCCGTCGAACTTCAACACCGCCGTGGTGCTGACCTTGCCGCCGCTCGGCTCCGGCAACGTCAATGCGGCGGTGAATCTGCATGGGTATTATCAGTAGTGATGGGTGAAGAGTGAGTAGTGAATGGCGAGTGGCGAGTAGCGAGTAGCGAGTAGCGAGTAGTATCGACGCGCATAGCACCGGACTCGCCAATAACTATTCGCCATTCGCCATTCGCCATTCACCATTCGCTATTCGCTATTCGCTATTCGCTATTCGCTATTCACTATTCACTATTCACCACTCGCTACTCGCTACTCGCTACTAGCCCTATCGCACACTGGAGAGCGCAATGGCCGCTGAAGACGACCTCCCCCAACCCAACTCCGATCTCGCCGTCTCCGAGCTCGCTTTGGCTGACGCCGCGCTGGCAGCACCGGACGCCGGCCAGATCCCCGATCCCGCGCCCGTCGCGGACCAAGCGCCGGACAAGACGCAGGAAGCGGAGGCGCGGGCGACGCAAGCGGACGCCAAGCCGGAATCGACGCCGAATATCTCGGCCGCCGGCGTTCTCCGAGAGCTCATGGATGAGCGCGACAAGCGCCAGGCTCTCGAAAGGCAGCTGAACGAGTATCTGGTGAGGCAGAAGCCGGCCGATGCGCCAGATCCGTTCCTCAACCCCGAGCAGTTCGCGCAAACCCAGATCCAGACCGCGATCGCTCCGATCGATCAGCGTCTCACCGTCGCGCTCGCCCGCATCAACTTCGCGGAAGCCCGTGCCGTGCACGGAGCCGAGCTCGCCGAGAAGGCCTATCAGGAATTCGACAAGGCCATGCCGGAGATGACGCCGGCCGAGCGAGCAACTGTGATGGGCGCGCCAAATCCGTTCGTCGCGGCCGTGGCTTGGATGAGGCGTCGAGATGCCTTGGTCGAGGTCGGCGACGATGTGGGAGCCTATCGCGAGCGTCTTCGTGAGGAGTTGCTGAAAGACCCGGAATTCCTGGGACGCGCCATCGAGGCGGCCCGTTCCACCGCTGCGGGGGGAAACTCCGCTGCATCTCAGCCCCGCACTCAAGCTGGGCAGTTTGCCTCACCGACTGCCAAACCCGCGAGTCTCCCATCCGTCAATCGGGCCGGAGCCGGCACCAACGCCGCGCTCGTCAGGCACGATCCGTCGGACATGGAGCTCGTCGACGAAGTCCTTACCGGCCGAGAAATCTCTACCAGATGAGAAGTCTTACCAGGTCAGAAATCTAACCAATTGAGAAGTCTTGGCCGGACGTTAGAAGCGCAGGCCTCACTGAAAGGGCGATGAGATGGCTTTGACCGTCAATAACGTTAACGAGGAACTGATCAAGTTCCGCAAAAAGGCGATTTTCACCTTCCTTCGCGACAGCCGTTTCGATCGCTATACGGGGACGGGTCCGAATTACATCATCCAAAGGGTGATGGACCTCGAGGCGGACGGCAAGCAGATCAATATCCCGCTGCTCGACCAGCTCCGCGGCGATGGCGTCGCCAGGGGGCAGCTGACCGGCCGCGAGGAATCCCTCGACAATTACGGCTACCCCATGTGGGCCGATTGGGCCCGTCACGGCGTGCTGTTCAACAAGGCGAACAAGAAGGAAGCCGCGATCAACATCCGCGAATACGGGACGCCTGTCCTGACCTCGTGGACGAAGCGCTGGCGCCGCGACGATATGATCGATGCGCTGCTCGCCATCCCGACCGCGGCGATCCCGGCGAATTACGGCCAGGATCCGACACCCACGACCCCGAGCGCACGCGTCAACGGCATACGCTGGGCGGCCGCGACCTCGACGCAGCGCAACAACTGGCTGACGGCCAACAGCGACCGCATCGTGTTCGGGCATCTCGCCGGAAACCTGGTCGCCGGCAATTTCTCATCGTCCGCCGCGAACCTCTCCTCGGCCGCCGACAAGATGTCTGCGGCGATCGGCCTCCTGGCCAAGCGTACCGCCATGGCGACCACGAACATCGCCAACTGGCCGGCGATCAAGCCCTATATGATCGAGGGCGGCGGCGACGAGGAATGGTATGTGTGCTTCGTCGGCTCGCGCAGCTATCGCGACCTGTCGCAGGACTCGGCGATGCAGACGGTCAACACGACGGCCCGCCCGCGTGACAGCGGCGACCCGCTGAAGGACAACCCCATCTTCACCGGCGCGCATCTGCAGAAGGACGGCATCATTTACCGGGAAATCCCGGAGATCGATCAGCGCTATATCATCGGCCCGACGGGCTCCGTCGCCGCGCCTCTCGGCCCGCTCGCCGGCATCGGCTCGGCTGGCGTCGACGTCGCGCCGTTCTTCCTCTGCGGGCAGTCGGCGCTCGGCTACGTCATCGGGCAGCTGCCGCAAGCCAAGCGGCGCGACGAAACCGATTATCAGTTCCTCGATGGCATCGGCATCGAGATGCAGTACGGCGTCGGCAAGATCGCCAAGGACAAGCCGGGCAATGCCGGCTCGGTCGGCACCCTGAAGGATTGGGGCATGCTGACGGGCTTCGTCGCCGCGCCGCCGGACGCTTAGCGCGTGCGCTTTCCTTCTCCCGCTTGCGGGAGAAGGTGCCGAGACGCAGTCGAGGCGGATGAGGGGCGCCGGTGAAGCGCTCGACCGTCCCTCACCCGGCTCGACTGCGTCTCGCCACCCTCTCCCGCCTCAAGTGGCGGGAGAGGGGAAGAAAAACGCCCTTCCCCTTTTTCCTCATCGCAAGGAGCCATTCCATGGCCAGCAATCGCGTCGCCTATCCGGTCACGCAAATCGTTCCCTATCACGGCTGGAACCGCACGCCGAAGATCGTCGGCGGTCCGGTCGGGATCACTGCGACCGATCTCGGGACCATCAACAACACCGTGCAGCTCTTCACCGTCCCGAAGGGCTTCACGATCATCGGCATCGTCATCGACAACCCGCAGCTCGATTCCTCGACCGGCCTCACCGTGTCGATCGGCGACTCCGCGACGGCGAGCCGCCTGCTCGCCTCGAGCACGTCCTTTCGGGCAGCGGCCTTCTCGACAGCGCTGCCGCAAGGCGTCGCCGGCTTCAGGTATTCGGCGGATACCGACATTCAGCTGACGATAGTCGCCGCGGCGACGACGGCCGTCGCCGGCAATCTGACCGTCTATCTGATCGGCTACATCGACAATTGATCGCAACAACAGCGGCGCGGCAAGTTCATGCGCCGCTGTTTTCCTGTGAAACATTGAAGGAAATACCATGGCGAAGATCGTCTATACGGATCACGAGCGCGCCGCGCCCTATGTGAAGTGGCACGGCGTCGAGTTCGTGCACGGCCAGGAAACGCCCGTCGACGAGCGCGAGCACGGCAACCTGATCCGCGCCGCCAAAGACAATCCGTGGTTCAAGGTCATTGGCGATGGCGGCAGCCCCGCAGCTGGGCCGACCGCGAAGGCCACGGCGCGCGGCAAAGCCTGATCCAAAAACTGATCCAAGAACTCGAACTGGAACCGGACCTGACACATGACCTTCCCGGTTGGCGCGACCCGCAATTCGACCTGGATCGGGACGTCAGCGCTCACGCGCATCGGGGCCGTCAGCGTGGACAATCCTGCCTCGGCCGAAGATCTGGCGCTGGCGCTCGATCGCCTCGACGTGATCGTGCAGAACTTGCAGGGGCGCGGCATCCTCTATCTCGGCGATGTCGACAACACGCCGTCCGCGCTCGCCGAGGAGATCGCCAAGGCGCTGGCGCTCTCGCTGATGCCCGATTTCGGCGACAATGCACCGCCCGGCTCCGGTGCGCTGCCGACGCAAGCCCAGATCGACACGAATATCCGGCGCATCAACTCCGATCTGCCGAGCTATGGACCGCAGCAGGCTGCGTATTGGTGAGCGAATGGTCGACATCCCCTTCCCTCGCTCGTCTCAGCCGGGCTCGCAGCCAGGCGAAGGCCTCGGGCGGTTGCTCAACCGCTATTTCGAGCTCGACGGCGATATCCAGCAATGGAAGACGGTGCCGGGCCTCGTCACCTTCGCCGACACGCTGGTCGCAGGACCGCGCGGCTCGATCGACGTCAACGGCACGCTCTACGATGCGAGGGCGCAAACCGCAGTGACAGTGACCTCCGGTGGTGCCGTCACGGCTCTCGCCGGCACGTTGAATGGAACTGCTGCCGTCACTTGGGCCAAGAACAACCGCGCGTCCGGCGGCTCGCCGACGCCGGACGTCGTGTGCGTGACCGAGGCCGGCGCCTTCAGCGTCTCGGCGACCGCGGTTTCGAACTATCCCGACATCAACCTGCCGCAGCCGAACAGCGTCGCTTTCCTCGACGGCTATTTCCTGTTCACGACGGGTGACGGGCGTATCTTCGCATCCGGCGTCAACGACATCTGGGTGAACGACTCGGATCACACTCAAAACGCGCTGGCCTTCACGACGGCCGATCAATCGGGCGGCCTGGTGCGCGGCACGAGCTGGGGCGGCCAGTTCTTCGCCTTCGGGCAGAAGGCCTGCACGGTCTACCAGGATGCGGGCTTGTCGCCCTTTCCACTTTCGCGCACCTCCGTCATCCCGATCGGGCTCGCGAGCCTGACCGCGATCACCGGCTTCGAGCCCGGCTGGGGTCTGGCGCAGTTCTTCGTCGCCACCGACGATACCGTCAGGCGCCTCGACGGGTATGCGCCGGTTGTCGTGTCCAACAAGGATGTCGAGCGTGCCATCTCGGCGCAGATCGACAAGACGCGAATCGAGATGAGCTGCCATGTGGTCGGTGGCCGCCCCGTGGTCGTGGTAAAGGGCCCAGCGTTCACCTGGGAATACAATGCCGCAACCGGCTATTGGAATGAACGCCAGAGCGCGAATCTCACGAATTGGCGTGCCTCGCGCTCGGTCTATTTCTCGAAGAAATGGCTCTATGGCGACACGCTGACGACGCAGATCGTCCAGCTGTCGGCCTCCGAGGTCGACGAGCTCGGGACGCCCTTCACGGCGCGGCTCGAGAGCGGGCCGGTCAAGCAATTCCCGAACCGCATCCGCTGCACCGCCGCCTATTTCGATTTCACCTCCGGACAAGGCACGGTCGGCGGAACATCCGACTCGATGAACCCCTCGGTGCTGATCTCGTCCTCGCTCGACGGCGGCGGCAACTGGTCGACGCCGCAATTGCGCCGCGATCTCGGCGCGCAGGGCTATTTCAACAAGATGCTGCGCGTGAACCGGATCGGCGGCGTTGCGACCCAGCACGGAATCCGCTTTCGCCTCGATTCCTCGTCTCCGGTCTATTCGAGCTTTCGCGGCGGCCGCGCCGATATCCAGATCCTCGGGGCGCCGTGATGGCCGGTCCTCCACTCGGTTCACCCTTCGTCGAGAAGCCGCCGCAGCTGCTCGATCCGCATGTTCAGCGTTTCGACGCGCTGGGGCGGCCGACGCCCGACCAGGTGCTCTATGAGGGGCGCCTGCAGCAATATCTGACCCGGCTCGTCGCGGGCTTCGTGCCGTTGAACGCGAGCGGCCTGCCGACCGCCGACCCGCATGTAGCGGGGCAGGTCTGGCGAAATGCCGGTGTCCTTACCGTGAGCGCAGGGTGATCCGATGAGTTCTGGCGAGACCGTTACGCAGCTCGTGCCGCCGATCGATGTTCGGACGCCATGGGGCTGGGCGACATGCGTTGCGTGGATCCATTGGGGGGCCGAGCAGGAGCCGCAGTGGAAATGCTCAGTCTATGACGGCGAGCGCGCGGGCCATGTGATCGATATCCCGCAAAAGGATATCAGGTTCGGCCGAAACTACAGCGTGTCGCGCACCGAGACGACGCTGCCGCCGGATATTCCTGAAATGATGAAGATGGGGCCACGCTCATGAGCATCTTCGACTTTTTTTCTGGAAGCCCCGGGCGCCAGGCCGGCATATTCGACGCCAACGCAGGTGTCAGCAATGTCGGTCTCGGCAACACCGTCATTGCCAATGGGGAAGCCAACCAGCTCGGCAGTCTGGCGAATGGCGCAAATGCAGCCAGGGGCGCAATCAATGCCGGCGCGCAGGGCGGCCTGGCAGCGCTGCTCGGCGGCTACAACACCGCCACCGGCGCGGTAAACCAGGGCTATGGCGCAGCGCAAGGAGCTTCACAGGCTGGCTATGGGCAGGGCAGGTCGGACATCATGTCCGGGTTGCAGCAATCCCTCGGAAACCTGTTCGGCGGCTCCGGGCAGGCTGCGGGCCTGATCCAGGGCGGCGCGAACCAAGCGTCTGGCGACATCTCGGGGAGCTTAAGCGCTTCGCTCGGCGCGCTCAATCAGGGATATGGCGGCGCGCAAAACGTGCTCGCCGGCAACAATGCGATCTTCCAGCCCTATGTGGGGGCTGGGCAGAACGCACAGGGCACGCTGGCGAATGCGCTCGGCCTCGGCGGGGCCGCGGGGAACACGCAGGCCCAAGGCGCCTTCCAGTCCGGACCCGGATACCAGTATCAGGTCCAGCAGGGCCTGGATGCGATCAACCGGGCGGGCGCCGCAACGGGCGCGCTGGGCTCCGGCAACACCCTGGCCGCTCTGCAAAGCCGCGGCAACGACCTTGCCAACCAGAACTGGCAGCAATGGCTGTCGAACCTGTCGGGCGTCGGCTCGACCGGGCTCAGCGCCGGCAATTCGATGGCGTCGAACAATGCCAATCTCGCCTCGAGCCTCACCGGCCAGGGGCAGGCCAATGCCGGCGCGATCACCACGGCTGGACAGAACCTCGGCAACATTGCGCAGTCGACCGGGACCAATCTCGGCAATCTCGCCAATCAGACCGGGCAGAGCGCAGCCGGGCTCAACACGAATGCCTTCAATGCGCTCGCCGGCAATGCCACGGCCGGCGGGAACACGCTGGCAAATCTCCTCGTCGGGCAGGGCAACCAGCTCGGCAATCTGGCCTCGAGCCTCGGCACGCAATCGGCCGGCATCGACACGAGCCAAGGTTCGCAGCTCGCGAGCAGCTACAACCAACAGGGCGTGAACGACGCCAACGTGTTCGGCACCGGCATCCAGCAGCAGCTCGGGCTCAACAACACCGCCTTGAATGCAATGACGCAGGGCGGCAATTCCGCGCTGATGGCAGGACAGCAGGCCGATGCCACGAGCCTGAATGCCCTGCTTCAGGGATTGGGCGGCCTCGCGAATATCGGCAGCATCGGCACGGGCGGCGGCGGGACGGTTGCCGGCGGGCTCGGCGGTCTTTTGAAGGGCCTGTTCAGCGGCGGCGGTGGCGGCCCCAGCAGTGCCGTGACGAGCCTTACCTAGGAGGCGCACCCATGCCCATTTACGATTTCAGCTCCGGTTTCAATGCTCTCAATCAGGGCATCGGCAATCTCAGCTCATCGCTGCAGAATGCCGACAAGCAGGCGCGGCTGCAGCAGCTCGGCGCAAAGCTTCAGGCAGGCGACTATGACGGCGCGGCTTCGGATGCTTTTGCGATGGGCGACGTGCAGACCGGATTGGCGCTGCAACAGCAGAAGCTCAAGACAGCGGCTCTCGGCCCCCTGACGGCCGGCCTGAATGGCGGCGCGCCTACAGGCGCCCTCGGCCCCTCGCTGAATCCTCCCGCGCAGGATTCGGCAACCACCGGGCCCGCCCCGACTTCGCCTGCGACCGGCTACGAGAACGCCGGCATGTCGACGAGCGATATCGCCGCCTACATCACGCAGGGGGCGCAGGCTCGGGGTATCAATCCAGGCACCGCGCTCGCGGTCGCAAAGAGCGAAGGGCTCGGGAGCTATACCGGCGACTCCGGTTCGTCGTTCGGGCCGTTCCAGCTTCACTATGGCGGCGTTGCCAGCGGAGGGAATGCGACGACCGGACTCGGCGACGCCTTCACGAAGACAACCGGGCTTGATGCGCGCGATCCACGCACCGTCAGACAGCAGATCGATTTTGCGCTCGACCACGCCGCGCAGAACGGCTGGGGGCCGTGGCACGGCTGGAAGGGCGACCAATGGGCCGGCATCGGCAACAATGCCGCGCCTCGTGGCGTCAGCGTCGCCAATCCGGCATTGCCAGGCACGACGCAGGTATCGGGCGGATTCGCGCCTACCGCTTCCGGCATGGGCGCGCCGTCGCCGGGCGGCGTACAGGTCGCGTCGGCCAATCCAGGTTCTGCGCCGCAGGGGGCGCCGCCTGTGAGCGGCAGCATCGGCTCGCCGGGGCCGGGCGGCGTTCAACCGCAGTTCAACCAGGTTGGCGTCGGTGGGAATAGGCCGATTGGGGCTGGCATTTCTCCGCAGCCGATCTCGCAGGGCGTCCCGACCAATGCGGCCGCCGGGGGCGCCTCCGCGCCTGCCGACGCCGAGCCTCCTGACCCTCCCGTCACGATAAAAGGCAAACAGTGGACGCGCGCCAGCGCTGCAGCCGACAACAGCGATGCGTCGCCTGAAGTCGCGGACGTGGCGAAGGCGCAGGGCATCCCGTGGGTTGCCGGCGTCGGCGATGAAGATCCCGGCCACGTCGACCCAAGCTGGAAGCCCGCGCGAGGTCCGGGAGCTCCCCCAACCCAGCAGGCCCAAGCGCAGTTGACTGCGCAAATCCCCGGCCGACCGGGCCAAGCCACGGCGGCTATTGAAAATTCGGGCGCGTCCAGCCAACAGAAGATCGATTTCTACACCCGCATGTGGGCGCTCGCCGCTCAGTCGGGCAACACGGCGTATGCCGACATCTACAAGCAGAAGATCGATATCGAGCAGAAGAATTTGGACTTCATCCGGCAGCAATCGGCGCCGACCACCTATCGCAGCCTCATCGACCCCGCTGCCCGCCAAGCGGCCGGCATCGCGCCGGATGATACGGGGATCTATCAGCAGGATTCGCATGGGCGTCTGTACTCGTTGGGAGCGGGGAGGGCCCGGGTGGGTCCGGCTGGCGGTGCAGTCGGGCCATCGCTCCAGAGTGGTCCCCCAAATGGAAGCGGCGGCGCCGCAACGCCCGGCGGGTCTCCACCGCAAGGGGCGACGACTCCGAGCCTGCCGGCCGGGCCGCCGCCGGGGATACCCAGACTATCGCCCAGGGAGGCAGCGCGATTGCCGCGCGGCTCGCACTTCATCGACCTCCATGGTTTCGACCGATTTGTTCGGTGAAGCCGAGCTCTCGCTACGCCAATATTGCAAAACAACCACGAAGGTCATCCCGGACGCGGCGCAACGTGACATGATGCGCCGCAGAGCCGGGATCCAGGACTGAACCACTCATTATGGATCGCGTGTCTGCACCGCATCACTGCGTGCTGAAGTGCGCACGGGATGACCCCCATCCCGCAAAGGCGTCAGCTGCGGGAGAAGGGGCCGCGCCCAGCGCCAGGCGCGTCGCCAAGCTCGGTCGGTGACGTGCCGGGCGAAGCAAAGGCCAGGCACCATTGAGCGTGCCAATCGGCATAGCCTTGCGACGATGAGCCGAGCCGGTCGGAGCTGACCGCGCTCCTCACGGAGTGCCGGGACCACCGGCAAACCCAAAGACCATCACTCACGACACCGCGAAAGCATGTCGACACAGCCGTCAGCGGGTCGAACGCGCCGCTGGTGACGGACCAGCAGCAGAGCGCCAGCCCCTCCTTCACAACCCTCGCTGGCAAAGCCCTGAGCTTTCTTAACCCGATCGGCTCGGCTCAGGCTGCCGAACCAGGCAAGCCCCTCAATTTGGAACACGTCGACCCCGAACGCGCCACGCCCGACGGAGCCGGCCATCCAACGCCCTTGGCCGGATATCCGATCGAAGTCGACATTCACGATCCCGACCAGTTTCAGCGCGCAGTCGACATCCTCAGCGGCGCTTATAAGCCGGGCAAGATCGAATCGGCCATCCGTGGCGAAAATCACGGAGCGAGCTTTGGCCTCGCCCCGCGCTTCCGCGCGACAGCAGCTGCCTCCGGCATGTCGTCCCTCTTCCCTCTGTCGGGGCCCTTCGGCGCAGCCCGGATGGAAGCGGAAGCGATCGCTCCTTCGATATTCGGCCACTCGGCGACCGATCGCTACAACCAGGTCCGCTCCATGGAAGAGGCGGCCGATGCACTGGCCGCAAGAGAGAACCCCGGCACCTACACATCGGCTGCCATTGCCGGCGGCTTGGGCACGACGCTGCTCATCCCCGAAAGCGCCATCGGCCGGGTTGCCAGCGCAGGCAAAACCGTTGCCACGCGCGCCTGGCAAGCAGGCCGGGAACTGTTCGCAGGCGGCAAAGCTGCGGAGCAGGCCGGCAGCATTGCGAGGCCGCTCCTTCGCGAGGGCGAGGAACTATTGGGCGGAGAGGCTGCCACGAGCGAGGCCGCGGGCGCCGCGAACCCACCCGTTCCACGGAGCGAAACACCCGCTGATCCACTGGCTATACCACGCGCGATTGCATCCACTGCCGAAAAGATTGCCCAGACGCAATTTCAAGGGTCGGGGAGACCTCCTCAGGACACCCAAAAGCCTGCGAAGGATGTTGCTAGCGTCCTTGCGCGGTTGCAGGTCCATTTGGAGAGCGCAGTCGCCAAGTTCGAGGAAGAAGGATACACCTGCAAACAGCAGGACAGCTTGAAAATAGAACCCTGGCGCGCCGCTCAATTTCGGGGTACTCGAATCCATACCTTTTTCAACAAGCTTGTCGAGGACGACCCCAACGTCAATTGGCTCGAGATTACACCGTTATTCAACGAAGGTCCTGACCTAATTGATCGCGAAAACAAGATCTGGTACGATGTGACTACCTATGGCCAATGGGATAGAAATGAGCACGTAAGAAGGTATACCCAAGGATATGGGCAAGGTTACCCTCTCCTCTATAAATGAGGATTACATATGAATACGGAAGCATGGATAAAGCTCATTCATGGCCATCCCCTCGCTGGAAGTGAGCCGCGAACACCCGAGGGCAGGTTGGACATGCGTAGACTTCACCTCGATGATCCCCGGACCGTCAAGACAATACGGACGGATATTGCGCAAATCAATGTCCTGGCGGGGATCACGGAGATACGTGGAGCAATCTGGCAATCGATCGATTTCTCATCGTCCCGCTTGCCGGGATTGCAATTTTTCGACTGCCGGATTCGCGATTGCCTGTTCGATCGCTGCAAGCTTACGCGGTTGCGTGTCTGGGCCACCGAGTTCTCGAATGACAGCTTTCGCTACGCGGATCTGCGCGACTGCTCCTTGGGATCCTCATGGCAAGGGAGACCAAGCATCTACCGCGACGTCGACTTCACGAATGCCGACATGCGCCGGAGCGGCAATCACCCCGCCGAATATATTAATTGCATGTTCAAGAATACCAAGCTCAGTGGATGTCATGACATTCGAAGTTCTTTTATCAATTGCTCTTTTGAGGGAGAATTGCGCGACGTGACATTCCAGGCCCATGATTGGGAAAACAAAGCCGCCCCTCCAAAGGTGATGAAGGGGGTCGATTTCAGTCGCGCCAAATTCTGGCATACGGACTTCCGCGGCTTCGACCTCGACGATGTGCGCTTCCCCGAGGACGACGACCATGTCATCGTTGACAATATCCGCGATTGCGTGAAGAGGCTTCACGATTATTTCAACCCAAGGCCAGATGTCGGGTCACAGCGGGTTACTGCAGGGCTAGAACATCAGCTCAGATGGATGGGCGCAGGGCGAAAGACCGGAGTCTTCAGGAAGTCGCTCATTTTGGAGATGGCAGGCGAAGAGGGGCTGCGGGCCCTGCTCCGGATCATCGGCAAGGATGCTCGCGGCCGCGCGACCGGAACATAGAGCGAGTGTGACGGAGCCCTGACGGGCGACACACCACCTCAGCTCTGCCTCAAGGTCCTCGCTTCGAGGAGCAGCAGAGATCAATCGCCCGCAGCAGTCTCAGAGAAGTTCGAGCAATGGAGCCTCGGTCAGAATCTCGATCAGCTCGCGGACCTATTGGTCAACCTGGAGGCGGCGCAACGCTTTGCCCAGCTTGTGAATGCCCCGATCGGGAGCAACCGCGCGCTCGCGCTCGCCGCGCGTCTCGGTGCCATCGCCGGGCAGGGCCTCCGGCACCGTTCGCCACCGGGCGACTAGGCCGACGCACCAATCCCAGAAAGCTGTCCTAGCATGGTAATGCCGATTGCCAGCAGCCAACCATAAATGACGATGCCGATCGGCCCTCCTACGTCGGCGGGCGGGTGACCCTCCCACGCAATGACGGCAAACAACCCGACAAATAGACCTGGAAGACAGCCCACAATACGCGCCCAATTGTCCAACGGCTCGGCAGCTCTCGCAGCTCCGAGCTTGGAACGTTGCGATCTTCACGGAGGCCCATTGCCACTTCTACCACGTCACGCCATTGGTTTTCAAACTCGGGGCGGCTTCATTGAGAGGAAGGCCGTGGGGTTACCATGTTCTGCCCTCTCTCGCCGGCGCCCCGCCCTTCTTCCAGGGACGGGTGTAGGTCGATGTACACCTCTCGTCAAAGGATTGCGTTTTCGAGGGAATTGATAGACAAAGATATGGCGAGGTGGCTCGCATCGCACGCTGCACGTATATCACAGATTCCCATGCCGCAGATTTTCATCTCCGACGACGCGATCGCTAAAATAAAGAAACATCACGAATACGTAACCTTGTTGAATGAAGCGGATGACATGCGGTTCAAGATTCCGCTGTTGTGGTTTGCTTTCCGAACGTATTCGACCCTCAAGAGCGGTGAAATAATTGAACATGGACCTATATTTACCTTGCGATCGATAAATATCTCGGAGGCGGGCGAGCATATTCTCATTCAACTGAAGGACGGCTTTCGTATGGCCTTGCGGCCCGCGGAAACATTCAGTGGTGGAGTGCATCGCATCGGCGTGAAGAACGGAATGCTGACGACGATCCCGGGACATGAGCTCAAATGGATGCGCAAGGGGCGCAAAGCCGTAGTCTTCAGAAGGACATTCAGAGCAGATGACAAGTGATGACGGGCTACAGGCCTGACGATATATACGCACCTGGAATTGTGGGGTATCCGAAATGAATCGCGATCTGGACTCCGTGTTTGGTTTCATTTCGGCGAGGTGGGCTGAGCAATCCAAGCATGACGACTATAGTTCAATTATAGATAGCTCGATCGCTAGCCTGCTTTTGGCGAGATCATGGCGCGGACTTGACGGCGCTGGTGAGGCGGAGCGAGCCAGCCTGACATCCCTATATTTTTCAATCGGCAAGATTCTTCCGGAGATCACTGCTGCCGCAAGTGTCGGACGCACTGATCAGGCATGCTCATTTTGCGGAAGCAAGCCCCCCGAAGTTCGGATTGGTGCGGGACCGGATGCGTTTATTTGCAACGAATGTGTCGATACGTTCAGCAAAATCTTTCACGATCCAGTGGGATCGAAATAGTTTCGCGTTGCTCGGGCGTCCGGCGCTGACATCGAATGAGCCCCGCGCGTGAGATGCGGGCGCCGGAAAGACTTACACCGCCTCGCGGAACGCGCCGGACGGTCATGACATAGCGGAGCATTCGGGATGCGGGATGATGGCAAACTGCTTGCTGTTATCAACCGCCATCTCGCCAAGACCGACAGGGCGACGCGCGACCAGATCCTCGACGCCATCCGCAATCTCTCCGTCGATCCCAATGCGGAGACGGCGCGAGCTTTCGCCGAGGGGATCCATGCGCTGCCGTTGAACGGGGGTGTCCGCCGCAGCGTGATCGGAGCGGTGATGAATAGCCTGTCGCGTCGGATCACGACCATATCCGCGTAAAGGCACGACGAAGCCGACGCTGGACGTCGGTAAAGTAGAGCCGATACTTGACGCCGAGGCTGATACGGGCGGCGATCTCCGCGATCCGGCCTTCTGCCACATCACACCAACGTCTTTTCACACGCGCTCCTCGGGGCGCCTTTTCATCGAGAGGAGGGCAGCGCAATGACCACATTCTGCCCTCTCTCGTCGCAGCCCGTGCTCTTCAACGGGGTGGCGCAGGTCGGCGCCAAGATCACCGTCTATGACGCCGGCACGCTGACGCCGCGGACGGCTTTTGGGGATGGCTTGGCGCAGCATACGCTGGCGCAGCCGATCCCGTCCGACGGCAATGGCTGCGTACCGCTGTTCTGGGTTGTCGGAAATCCATACCGGGTGCGTGTCGTCTCGCCGGGGGGCGTGCTGATCCGTGATGTCGACAACCTGCCGGGCGACGTGGCGCAAGGCGGCGGCGGCGGAGGCGGCGGCGGTTCGACGCTGAAGACGGGCGATTACGTGCCGGCCCACACGACGGCGGTGATCACCGGGCGAGTGCGCGCCAACGGCAAGACGATCGGCGATGCGATCTCGGGCGCGACGGAATTCGCCGATCCCGCGACGCAGGCCTTATTTATCTTCCTCTGGAATGCAGATAGCTCACTATCCGTGTCCGGCGGCCGCGGCGCCTCGGCGCTCGCCGATTACAACGCGAACAAGACGATCGCGCTTCCGGACATGAACGGGCGGGCGCTGTTCGGCATCGATGGCATGGGCTCGAGCCCGACCGGGCGCCTGGCCAACGCGACCTTCGCGAGCGGCAATGCGACGACGATCGGCAGCGCCGGCGGGACCGGGGCCGAGACACTGCTCACTACGCAGATCCCGAGCCACACGCACACCGGCGCCACGCAGAATTCGACCGCGCATAGCCATACCTTCACGACGGCGAGCGCGGGATCGCACAATCATGGCGGGGCGACTGGGGTTGAAAGCGCAGGCCATACGCACTCCGGCACGACGGGCATCGAGAGCGTCAGCCACACACACTCCGGATCGACGGATCTTCAGGGCGCGCATTCCCATCCTGGTAGCGTCACCGACACGCAGGGCAACCACCAACACACCTATAATGGCCCGCCGTCGAACACGATCGCCCTCGGCGGCAATGGCTCTGTCAACGCATACTGGTTTGGAGCCTCCGTCGCTGCGACTGACAGCGTAACCGGCGCGCATGCCCACAATCTCGCCATCAACAGCGATGGCACGCACAACCACAACGTCAGCGTCGGGACCGAAAGCGCGAACCATACGCACTCGATCACGACCGGCACCGAGAGCGCGAACCACACTCACGCAATTTCTACCGATGGGGCGCACACGCACACCGGCGTGACCGATGCCGGCGGCGTTCATAACCACAGCTTCACCTCGGACGCGACGGGCGGCGGCGGCACGCACAACAACATGCCGCCCTTCCTGCTCGTGACCTGGTATCTCGTGCTGTGAGCGAGGCAATCCGATGATCACCGCCCGCTTCAAGCCGATCTCCAACCAGTCGGACTGGTCGACGACGATCCTGTTCAACGACAAGGCGTCCGACACACCGATCGATCTGACAGGGCTCACCTGGACGCTGCAGCTCCAGCTCCAAGGCGACATCAACAATGTGGCGCTGCTCGGAGCAACCGGGACTGGCGAGATCACCAATCCGTCGCTCGGCATCCTGCAGGTCTATTTTCCGCTGACCCGCATGCAGTCGCTGACCGCCGGCAGCTATCGGCTCGGCCTCACGGTGACGAACGGCATCTACACCACGCAAGTCATGCTCGGGCTGGTGCCGATCGTCGCCGGCATCGTCGGTCAGACCCCCGGCCCCAACTGGGATTATTCGTGATGGGACTTTTCGATTCCGGCTCGCCCTCGATCACGGTCGCGGTCGACGTTCTCTTTCCGTCGAACGTCACGTCTGGACCCGGCATCACCGTCAACAAGACGACCGGGGTCTGGTCCGTCAACGTCGACATCGTCGATCTGACCGAGAACACCTCGATCTCGACGCCAAGCGGCTATTTCGCGATGGTCTGGGATACGGCCCTTTCCCGGCTCGAGAAGGTTCGTCTCGACAACCTCAACCTGCCGACGCTGGTCGACTTCCGCTCTCCGATCGGGGATGCCAATTACGCGGTTTCCGTCAATGACCGCTATGTGGGCTTGACGGCGACGCTGAGCGCCATCCGCACCATCACCTTGCCGGCGGCGGGCACAGTCCCTGCAGGGCGCCAGGTGGTCATTCAGGATGAAGTCGGGGGCGTTTCCTCGAGCTTCTACCATTCGATCGTCCCGACCGGGGCAGACACGATCAATGGCGGCGGATCGTGGATCCAGAAGACCACGCGGGGTGGTGTTGTCCTTCGTTCCAATGGCTCGAACGCCTGGAATGTGCTCTTCGTCCCGCAGCGCACGGCCGTCGCCGATGCCAATTACACGGCGACCTTCGGTGACAGCCTCATCGCGTATACGTCGATCACGGCGGCACGCACTGTCACGCTTCCTGCCGCCGCGTCCTATCAGAAGGGCGCGCAGCTCACCATCATCGATGAAAGCGGTTCTTGCTCGACGACGAACACAATCGGCATCACGCGGGCTGGCGCCGACACGATCAATGGCTTGACGAGCCTCACGCTCAACCAAGCTTATGCTTATGTCGCGCTGGAAAGCGATGGCGTCTCGAAATGGACGATCGCGGATTCGTCCGTTCCGCTGACGGCGGCGGCAATTTTGGGCAGCCGCATCGCGCTCGGCATCGACGCTCAGACCAGCATGGTCGACGCGAACTATACGGCGCTGACGACTGACTACTACATCGCCACGACGGTCGTCTTCACCGCTGCGCGCACCATCACCCTGCCGGCCGCGAACAGCGTCCCGGCTGGCCGCGAGATCATCATCTACGATGAAAAGGGCGGCGTCACCGCGACAAATACGCTGACCATCGCGCTAGCGGGCACCGATACGCTGAATGGCGTAGCGGGCTCGTTTGCGCTCGATCGCGCCTATCAAGGCGTATCGCTTCGCTCAAACGGGACGAACGGGTGGGCTTTCAGCGATCCGGCCGGCCCCATCGACGGAACGCCCATCGGGCAAGTCACGCCGGCCGCGGGATCGTTCACGTCTCTGTTGGCCTCGACTTTCGACATTCCGTTCGGCGGCTTTCCCGTTGGCGGCCGGCTCACGCTTACGAGCGGCACTCCGGTTTTGACGGGCACCGTCACGGCCGCAGGGACCGTCTACTTCACGCCCTACCTTGGGCAGCTCATCCCGATTTGGAATGGCACCGATTTCCTTTGGACTGCGATGGCCGAGCGCAGCAATGTGCTCGCCAATTCCGCAGTGGGGAATGCGGGACCATCCGCCGCCGCAGCGTCACAGGTCTACGACCTCTATGTCTGGAACAACGCTGGCGCGCTTACCCTTACGCGCTCGCCGGCTTGGAGCGCAGGAGCGGGCGGTTCGAACAACGCGCGCGGCACTGGGGCGGGCGGCTCGGCGCAGACCCGCGTCAATGGCATACTCACCAACACAGTGGCGATCACCAATGGCCCCGCGGCAGGCTTCGGCACCTATGTTGGAACGATCGCGACGGACAGCGGTGGCGGGACAGTCTCGTGGAGCCGTGGCGGCTCGGCATCGGGCGGCACGCCCGCCACGCTCAACGTGTGGAACATGTTCAACCGCATCGCTGTAACGGCCTCGGTTATCGATAGCGGCGCTAACTACACCTATACGTCGGTGACCGTGCGCCAGGCTAGAAATAGTGCCGGAAACCAAATCAGCATTGTCGCAGGCCAGCAAGAAGATGGCGTGCAGGTTTCGTATGGTGCCCGCGGCGCCACGGCGGCGGTGAGCGCAGCTGGGGCAATTTGGGGTATTGGCCTAGATACCACGACCGCCTTCAGCATCGCGTTCGCCGAAGTCACGTCTAATTCGGCGGCGGCAACGAACATGGCCTTTGCGTGCGCGGGGACTCTGTTCCCCGGCCTTGGCGTTCATGTGATCTCGGCCAATGAAGAATCGGACGGAGCTAACGCCAATACTTTCAACTTTAGCTCGAACGGCACTCTCAGCGCCATATTGAGGATGTGACATGGCAGCTATCCAAAACATCGCCGCCCTTCATGCTGCCGTCGCCGCAGTTTGCCCTATCGTTGGTGTCGGTGGGGATGGCGCGATTTTCTATGATCCGATCAATCCAGCGACCGCTGCTCAGAAGACGGCGGCTCAGGCGGTTGTTGCCGGCTGGGTCGATCCGGTTAGGCCGCGCGAGGCCACGGGCAAGCAAATCTGTGCTGCGCTATCCGACCTCGGCCTCCTGGCGGCCTGGGATGCCGCTGTGATGGCCTCGACCAAGCCAGAGGATCGCGCCTACTGGCTGAATTCATACCGCGCTGCGGTGCCGGAAAATTCCCCGAAGATCGCGCGCATCGCCTCGAGGGTCGGCGTCACGATATCGGCGCTGTTCACGAAGGCTCTGACGGAACCGGCGGTTTGACAGCGATCTCGTGCGCCCATGGCGTAAAACGCGGCGACGGACCCCTCGAAGGACCTGGATAAAAGACAGTTTCGGAGCCGGCCGCCGTTTGGGCTGGCGCCTTCGGATCTGGTGTCGCGACGGGGGCCACAGGGGCGACTTTGGGCGTCTCGCTCATGGCGTCTCTTTCCTCTCACTGCCGGATGGCGGGTCAATCTTACCGATCGGCTGAGTTGCAAGCAAGGAGCCCACCATGCGCGCCATCGTGCTGCTGTTCATGCTCTATGCCGGCGCGCAGCCGGTGCGGGCGCACGATTATTGGTCCGACGGCAAGCGCGTCGATCCGATCACCAAGAACCTGTGCTGCTCGGGGTCGGACACGAAGGAACTAGACCCAGCTGTCGTCAAGCCAGTCGCCGGCGGCTTCCTGCTCACCGACACGCATGAGTTTATCCCGGCCGATCGCGTCCAGCCTTCCCCGGACAGCGCCATTTGGGCGAGCCGCTGGGGCGGCGAGACGCGCTGCTTCTTCTATCCCTTCAGCTTCAGAGGCGACCATGCTCGACCGCAACCATTTCTTCGCCGCCATGCGCGCGCCACTGTTCGGCGGAACGCTCTCGCAAGGCCAGGTCGCCGGCATGACGCGCCTCCTGGATGTCTGGGAGGAGTGCTACGCGGGCAAGTATCCGGATCTGCGCTTTCTCGCTTACACGCTCGCGACGACCTTCCATGAGACGGCGCGGACGATGCAGCCGATCGAGGAGATCGGCAAAGGCCGCGGTCGCGCCTACGGGCACCCGGCCGGGCCCTGGCACAAGGTCTATGACGGGCGTGACGATGTGCAGCTCACCTTCGAGCGCAATTACAAATTCGCATCCGCGCGGCTCGCCGCGGAAATCGGCATCAAGGCTGATCTCGATCAACATCCCGATCTCGCCATGGATCCCGACATCGCGGCTCACATCATGTATCTCGGCATGATCGAGGGATGGTTCACCGGGCGCCGGCTCGGCTATTATTTCAGCTCCAGGCTCGAGGACGCGCTCCACGCCAGGCGCATCATCAACGGCCTCGACAACGCGACGCTGATCGCCGGCTATTTCCGCGCCTTCCTGTCGGCGCTGGTCCTGCTCGGCGAGGCCAACGCGGCGTGACATGCCATCTGTCCCGCGCATCGTCCTGGTGATCATCGCAGCGATGGTCGCGGGCATGGGGGCGGCATTCACCTTAGCCGCGCTGCTCGGCCGTTACTGACCCGCGCGGCGCGGCACGCCGCAACCCCTCGCATCATCGGAGACTGCCCATGCGCAAAGCTTTTGCGATTGCCCTCGCCTGCGCCACGCTGAGCGCCTGCAACACCGCGAATTGGTCACTTGCCTTAAATGCATCGGGTGAGCTGGCCGGCGCGCTCGCCGTTCCGGCCTGCGGCCGGATCCACAAAACGGCATCGGCCGCGACGCGTTGCGTGAACGCCGCCAATGCCGTCATCACGGTCGGCGAGGCCGTCGTGTCCGGCGCCCACTGAGGTCACCGCTCCCTTCCTCGAGGGGCGGGTCCAATCCCCCCAACCTCACTCCCGAACCACAGGACATATCGATGTTTGCTTCGTTGCAAGGATTTCGCACCTTCGCGGTCGGCCTCACGCTCGCTGTCGCGCCATCCGCGCTCAGCTACCTCTCGGGCCTCGACTGGAACCAGCATGTCGGCGCCACGGGCGCCTTCTTCGTCTCGGGCCTGTTGATGCTGGCGATGCGCTTCGTCACCAGCACGCCGCCTGGATCGAAACCGTGA